TGATCGCCGGGGTTGGGCTCGCACGCGCACGACGCCTGCGCCTGAATGTCGGCGCACAGGTCGTAGCTGAACGTCGGCCCGTGGCCGTTTACGCCGCCCGGCGCGATGACGAGCGCAGGCGTGATCGAAATGCCGGTCCAGGGCGTCTCGAAGAACTCGACGAACGTCTCGCCGTCCATCCTCTTGCAGTTGGCGCCGGCGTCGAGGCCGACCACCTGATCGCCAGCGGCGGGCGCGAGGAGCGGCTGCTCCCCGAGCGAGTCGCAGACGATGGCCGAGCTGAACACCTGGTCGATGGTCGCGCGGAAGCACGCGCCGCCCGACAGGAAGATGAGCTCGTCGGACAGGACCGGGTTCGGGTTGGGCGCAAGCGACTGAAACAGGCAGCACGCGTCGAGGTTGAAGATCGGCGCGTGGCCGGCATCCCCGCCCGGCGTGATGGTCAGGCACGGGTTGAGCGACACGCCCTGCCACCACGTCTCCGGCGTGCAGCAGCACGCACGCGAAGCCGCTTCGCACTCGTCCGCGTTGAGCACGATCGCCTCGACAAAGGCGGTGCCGAGCGCGGCCGGCGTCAGGTGGACGCGGTAGTAGCCCGGCTGCTGGATGACGAGCGTGGTGATGTTGAGGTTGGGCTCCTGCCCGACTTCCACCGGCACGTTGCAGGGCAGGTACTCGCCCTCTGTGACGATCGAGGCGGGCGTGACGCCGGGCGGGGGCGCACAGGAACCCGCGCCCGAGGCGCCGATGAATCCGAGCTCGACGAGCGTGCGAAACACCTGGGCGGTTTCGCCGACCGCGAGGTTCCACGCGTTGATCTGTACGCAAGCGCCAGGGGCGACCGCGATGATCTCGGAAATCGGGTTGGTCGAGCTTGCGTCGAACAGAATACGGCTACCCATTGGGGCGCTCCTCCGTTTCGTCTTTCCAGATGATCCTCGCGACGTGCAGCATCGCGACCACGAGGGGCGCGGCGAAGATGAATGTCAGCATGGCGGCAACTAGCTTGCCGCCGAGAATCAGGCCCGCCACGACGCCGAGCACGCCGAACACGAGCCCAGCGCGCAGCGACGTGCAGCACCAGCAGTCGGTCTCGGCCCACGCGAGCAGGCGCACGATGGACTCGTACTCGCAGGGGTTGGTGCGTTTCATGTTCATGTCACGATAGCGCGGTCGGTTACGCGCCTCCAGTTGACGCCGTCGGAGAAGGCCGGCACAGGGCCGCCACTCTCGTCGGTGACGTAGATGAAGCCGCCCAAGTTGACCGCCGTCGGCAAACCGAGAGCGACGTAGTTCGGCAGCAGGAACATCGCGGCGGTGCCGAGCAGAGAGAGCGCGCCGCTCGCGCTGAATCTGACTTTGTTGGTGTTGGAGGAGCCGATCTCGACGGTGCTGGCGACTACGTTGGTAACGGTAGGCCCGATCGCAACGGCGTCGGCCGCTGTAGCCTCGGTGTCGTACCCGATCGCAATCGCTCTCGCGGCAGTGGCTCTCGTCGTGTTCGGGTCGACGTTTGTTGCCCCGCCGATCGCGATTGAATTGTCGCCGCTCGCGAGTGAACGCGCGCCGACAGCGGTCGATGCGGTGGCGGACGCCACGGTTGCTGCGCCAATGGCGATTGCGCTCGGGAGCAGGACAGATCCGGCAACGGCGGTGCCGCCTATCGCTACCCCGAACGCTCCAGCATCGGCCCCTGTCCCGCCCGCGAATCCGAGGCCGCGCTGAATTGCGGACTTGCCTATCGCCGTGGACTCCGAGTTGTTTGCCGTGGCACCGTTCCCAACGGCAACGCTGCCGTCGTTACCGGCTACCGCTGACGCGCCGATTGCAATGGCGTTGGTCGGCCCGGCTGCGGCGAATTTGCCGATGGCGATGCCCGTACCGCCGAACGTGACTCCCGCGCCTTGACCGATGGCGATTGCGCCGTCGGACGCAGGCGTGATGTTCGAGTCGGCCCCGATGGCGATTGAGAAATCGCTTTGCGCGTTGGCGCCGATCAGGCTGCCATTACCGTCTGACCCAAGCGCGATGCTGAAATTTCCAGCCGCCTGCGCGCCGCTGCCGATGGCAAACGTGACCGTCCCGGTCGCTACAGGCGCGATGAACCCGGCGCTGTTTTCGGCGTAGAGATCGGGGAGAACTACCGCCGGCGTCTGCCACAGGGCCGCCGCTCCGGGGCCAGCGCTGGTGAATACCTGCCCGGCCACCCCAGGCGTGTCACCAGGAGGAACCCCGACGCGGATCTCGCCAAACTCGGTGAACTCGAAGCGATGAATGGTTGGGGTGCCGGTGGCGAACCTGATCTTCCCCGTCGAAGTGACAACGAGCGATGCAGGGCTCGCAAGCAGCGTGTTGGCGAGCGTAATCTGACCGCCGGCGAACGCTTGGATCTGCGCGTTCGGCGCGAGCACGTTGGCGACTTGCCCGGCGGCAGCCGACATCGTGACGTTCCCGGCGCTGCCGATGAAGATGCTGCCGGCACTCGTCGTGTTGGACAAGCTGATGACGCCGCCCGACGATTGCAGGGCGATGCTCTGACCAGGGGCGGCGGTAGCTGTAATTGCGCCCGCGCTCGAAAGCGTGAGGCGGGTGACGCCTGACGTGCCGAGGACGACGCTCGCGCCAACGCGGATAAAGTCGTTGCAGTTGTCGTCGCTGATCGTGACCGCGCCAAGACCGGCGTCGTACCACATACCCGAGTCGGGGCTTGACGTGAAGCTGTAGCTCGGCGCAAGGCACGAGCCGTTCGGCGCCAGAAGCGGGAACGGAGGCACGGCGAGGGCGAGCAGATCGGAGACCAGAAACTCGAAGCACGCCCCGCCCTGCTGGCCGTAGAACGCAGCGGTCGGCTGCACCACGGCATTCGGGAGGTTCTGGAGCAGCGTGCAGATGTCGACGGCGGCGGTAAGGTCTCCGACCGTCGTCGTGACGCAGTTGGCGCCTTGCAGAACGATGAGGCGGTCGAACTGCGCGAGGGGCGCGCCGACGGGGAGCGCGTTAAGCGCGGCGCAGACATCGACGAGGGCGAGAACATCGAGCAGCGTGAACTCGACGCAGGCCCCAGCCTGCTGGCCGAACACGGTGTCGACGAGTTGCGGCGCCGCTCCGGGGAAGGCTTGCAGCGTGGCGCACACGTCCGGCGGCAGCAACGCACGACACCCGGCGGGCGTGAAGGCGAGCAGCTGATCGCCGACGGTAGGAACGCGCGCCTCCGGGGTCCAGAGGAGTTGCGCGAGAGCGCAGTTGGTAACGATCGGGGTGATGTCGGCCGCAACTTCGACGGTGATCTGGATGGTGAGCTCGCCGCAGGCGTTGCACACCTTCAAGAGCGCGACGTAGGTGCCCAGCGTCTCGGCGACGTTCGGGACGGCCGTGGTGATGGTGAGCTCATTGCCGTTGAACATCTGCACCGAGGCGATGAGCGGGTTCTGGCCGATCGGCAGCAGCGGGTTCGTTACGATCGAGACGGAAAAACCCTGCGTACCGTAGATCGGGACGACGATGACGACGCCCGGGCCGCCTTGGGCGACGATGACCGGCGCGATGGGGAGCCCTGCCGTCGGGCAGAAGCAGGGGCAGTTAGGCGGCTGGCATTGCGTCATGGTCATGTCCCCAGCTTGTTGCGGATCGCCGCGCGGATCTGTGCAACGGTGCGCGCCGGATAGTCAGCGATGGCCCCGTATGCGGTTTTCAGGTCGGCGAGGTTCGCGGCGTTATCGACGGCGGTGAGCATCGCGTTGATCTTCGCCGCGTGCGCGTTGAACTCGTCGAGCAGCACGAGCACGGTCGCGCGCATGATCGACTCGACAGCATCGAGCTGCGACGCCACGCCGGCATCGCGACGCAAGACAAGGTTTGCGGCGTCCACAGCATCCTTCTCGGCCTGCGTCATTTCGACGATGACGTTGCCCCCGTTTACCTTCCAGTATTGCGTGGGCTTGCCAGCGGCGTACAGCGCATCGGCCTGAGCATCGTTGATGCGCCAGTTGGGCGTCGCCGGCACGTCTGGAGTGTTCACCGAGGGCAGGTAGTTCATCGTGTTGGTGTCTACAGCGCTGCTCATGTGAACCTCCTGCGGAGCGAAAGACGAGATTCGGCATAGACGAGGCTCGCGCCGAAAAACGGGTCGCCGTCGCGCTTGAAATCCGACCAGTCCTTGACCGACCCGGCCACGGTGGCGTTGAAGGTTGGGAACTGCTCCTGCATCGGGTAGCGGCCACGGATCGAATCCCAAATGCCGTCGTGGCCGCGACAGACCGCGATGGTTTCGATCATGGCGTCGGTAAGCTCGCGGGCGTAGACGCGGCAATCCTCGGCGAGCCCATCGGTGTTGCCCGACCCTCCGCCTGGCTCGGCCATGATCGTGCCCGACGCCGATCCAGTCGCATCGAACGCAGCGGGCACGAACGCCTGCGCGAACGTCTGCTGGAGAGCGCCGGAGAGATACTGCTTCACCTGATCCCCGGCGACGTTGACCATGCTCGCCAGATGCGAGGCGAACCCGCCCACCGGCACGCCCCATGCTCCTGTATTGATTCCGAGTGTGGCATCCGGTGCCGCCCACTCGCTGTCCATGAAGTTGCCAGCGGCCACGTCCAAGCCTAACCTCTCGTCCGGGGTTGGGGCTCCGCCGTTGTTGATCGAATACTCGTAGAGCCCGGTGTTCCCACCAACATCGAGGCGAAACCAGCCCATGATCGTGCCCGCGCTCGCGCCGTCCACGGCGTTAATCACTGGTCCTGCCCCCCGCAGGTCGATCCAATCGCTGTTGAAGTCGAGCGCCATTACGTCGTGAACTCCAAGATCAGCTCGGCGAGAACCCAATCTCCGGCGAGGGTGTCGCCAGCCTGCGTGCCGCGCCGCGTGATCTCGAACTGTCTGAGCGTGTTCACCGTCCAGCCGAGCGTCGCGAGCGAGATCACCTGATTGTCGTACTGGAAGTTCGCATTCGTCGGCACGGCGAGCGCGGTGAAGTTGACCGCTGCCGACCACGCGCCCACGGCTGCATTGTCGGGGATGCTGCGCGTGTAGTAGGTGGGCTGCACGCCGGCCGCAGCGCCCGGCGCGGTCTGCGCCCTCCACTTGAAGATGAAGTTCACGTTTACCGCGCCCGGCGGCACCGTGACGAGGCCGCCCACGCCTTCCTCCGTCGTGTCGTCGAAGCGGCGCACGGTGATCGCGGCGTTCACGCTGTCCGCTGCCGCCGGCGCGAGGCTGTTCACCGCCCAATTTGCGTTGACGGGCGAGTCGAACTGGTCGGCTTGGAACGTAAAGCGCTGGATGAACGCGGCCGCGGCGGCGGTGATGGTGATGTTCGCGCGATCCCCGCCCGCGTCGTCGGTGACGGTGACGGCGGCGCCGATGAAGTTGAGGCGCGGGCGCGTCGCGGTGAGGACACCCTCCTCCTGCACTTCGACGCCGAGGCGGTGGATGTGGTCGCTGCGTGCAATGGTGGTGGCGACACCAATCGAGTTGACGGTGCCCGACACCGTCACCGGCGCGGCCGTAGCGATCGAGAGCTTGGCGTCGCTGCGGATGGCCGTCGTCGCTACACCGGCGGTAGCCGCAGCCGCATCCGCGGCAACCGTCGGCGTCGCGAAGCCGGTTACGCCAGTGCTGTTGCTGATGGTGAAGTTGACGCGGTCGCTGCCCGGCGCGTCGACACCGGCGACAGTGATTCCGGTGCCAGCAATCAGATTGATACCGGGCTCGGTTGCAACCGCCACGGAGTTCGCGAATTGCGGCACGGCGCCGCGATGAACGTGATCGGAACGCGCGAGTGATGCGGCGACGCCGATCGCATTGACGAGCCCGATGGTTACGACAATCGCGGTCAGCGCTTGGAGCTTCGCGTCGCTACGCAACAGCGTCGTGGCAACGCCGACGCTCGGTGCGCCCGCGTCTACCGTGTTCGCTGGCGGCACCGCCGTTGCAACTTGGAGCTTCGCATCCGAGCGAATCGCCGTGGTCGCGGCCCCGCCCGTGGCGGCCGCGGCATCCGCGGCCACTGTCGGGGTGGCGAAGCCGGTGACGCCGCTCGTGCTGGCGATGGTGATGTCGGCACGATCGGAACCGCCGTTGTCCACGACCGTCACCGTGATGCCGGCGCCGTCGATGAAGTTGATCGTCGGGCGGCTGGAGATCAGCGCCCCGGTGTCCTGCACCTGGACGATCGTGCGATGGACGTGGTCGGATCTGGCGACCGTCGTGGCTGCGCCGGCGGCGTTCGCCTGCGCGGTGGCGACGGGGGTGCCGTAGTCGAGGTCGATCGTGGCGACCGCGCCCGCCGGGGTGACAACGAACCCGTCGTTGAAGTTGAGTGTGGACGGGTCGGTGACTTCGGTAGCGCCCGCGTCCTGCACGGCGATGGTCTGGTTCGCGCCGATGCCGGAGGGGGTGATGGTCTGCCACGTCGGCGCGATCCCGACGCCGTTGGACAGGATGGCCTGCCCGGTCGTGCCCACCGACCCGCCGATGTTCCACGCGCCGCTCACCTGAATCGTAAAGCGCAGCGTGGCCGCCGTGGTGAAGCCGATGCTCGTAGTGGCGGCGATGGCGACCGCCCCGCCGGTGCTGGACAGCGTCGCCGTTCCCGTCGCGGTCGCGAGCAGGGTGGTTCCGGCGGTCAGCGTTACCGCCCCGGTGGCGGTGTTGACGATGTTGCCGCCGGCCGTGGTCGTGACGTTGCCCGACGTGGAAGTGATGTTGATGCTCGCGCCGATCTCGATGAAATCGTCGCAGTTGTCATCCGAGATACGAACGGCCGTGCCCGTGTAGAACATCCCCGAGTCCGGGGAGGCGGTGAAGCTGTACGTCGGGGCCGCGCAGCTACCGTTCGCGCCGAGGATCGGGCTGGTGATTGTGCCCCCGGTGAAGCCGGGGATGGTGACATCGACCCGGTCGAGACCGGGGTTATCGACGGCGGTGACGCCGTCGCCGATGAAGTTGAGCGAGCAGCGCGTCCCCACGAGGACGCCCTCATCATCGACGGGGAGGGCGGAGCGGTGGACGTGGTCGGCGCGTGCGACGAGGAGCGACACGCCGGCCGCGTTCGCGCAAGCCGTCGTGACGGGGATGCCGTAGCCGGGGAAACCGCCGCCCCCGCCGCCGGGCACGCCGAGGAAGCAGCCGCCCGGCGTGACGAAAAGCGCGGTGTCGCCGACGCCCGGGACTTGAAGGGGCAGCGTCTGGACGATGGCGCAGATGGAGAGCGGGTCGCAGCACGTGGGCTGCGCGAAGGGGTCACACACCGCCTGGACGGCGCCCGGCACCGGGGCCAAGGCGAGATCGAGGATCTGCTGCGTCGCCACGCTGCAATCCGGGTTGATGGTGACGCGCAGCACCCCGTCGAAAACAACGCCTGACGGCGGGACGGTGTAGCACACCGGGCTGTCGAACGGCCCGGGGGCGCAGGGCGGCTGGGCGGGCGTGTTGCAGTCGGCCATCACGAGCTCCTAATCGCGCCCACCACGTTCTGCAGGAGCGACCATTGTGGATCGGCCTTCTCCGGCAGGGTGAGGACCGGGTTGAGCCAGTATGCGCGTCGCGCGCCGGCGAGCAAGCCGCCGGTGGTGTAGGTGAGCACGCGCCCATTCTGGAAATCGACCGTGAACATCCCGCCGCCGGGGGTGGCTGTGACCGTCCCGACCGCGGCGAGAAGCACGTCCCACACCGTATCGCCGATGTTCACCACGAAACCGTCGAGCATGACCGTCTCCTAGAACCCGCCCACGCCAAGGGTCTGCGTGATCGGACACGGTACCTGAAAAGCGTTGGGGACTGGTGTGCCCTCTGCATCTTGAATCTCGACAACGGTGCCCGTGCAGTCCGCGGCGACGTCGATGACGAGGACGCCCGGGATCCCGCACTCGACGCCGGCGCTCTGCAGCGCAGGCGTCAGGTAGCAGATCGGGGTGCGGACCTGGCCGGGCGTGCACACGTCGGGGAACGGGTTGCCGCACTTGTCCGCGCGCTTGTTGGGGTCGTTTGACATAGCCTTCTCCTACTGTGGTGAGGGTGTGGCGCCGATCGAGGGGATCGGCTCCTGGGTCGACTCGAAATCATCTTCCTCGGCGAGTGCGGCGGTCACGTCGGGGTCGAAGCCAAAGCTCCCGATGGGGATGCCCAAGCCTTCCATCGCCTTGGCCGCGCTCCACTCCAGCACCTTGACCATCTTCCTCGCCGATTCCGGGTCGGCTTGCGCCAGGGCGGGAACGATCTGGCCGATAACGCCCATGCGGTCGAGGGACTTCTGCTCCTCGGTTTCCTTGTCGACGAGGCCCTGCGAGCCGCGCGCGTTCACGCGGCAATCGCCTTTGACCGTCGGATCGTCGGAGTAGGCGACGTTGTGGTTGTAGAGCATCGCGCCGAAGGGCGCGTAGATGCCATCATCCAGGTTCTGCACCGGCATCTTGAACACCTTGAGCGCCTGCGCGAACACCGCGCTGAACCCGCGGTAGGTGCGTCCCGCGCTGCCGAGCGAAGTGTCGCCCTGCGCGTAGTTGGGGATGTTGCTCACATCATCCATCAGCGTCATGTAGTACTTCACCAGGGCGAGCAGCGGCCCGATGATTTGCGGGACGTTGGTGAAGGTATAGGCGGGGCGCCCGCCGTTGATGAGATCGGGGTCGGCGAACTTCACCGCGTACGGGGAGAGGTCGAGGAGCTCCTCGAGCCGCGTGACGTAGCCCTTGAGGCGGGAGACGTCGGCCTCGACCTGCGGCCCGCTCGAAAAACCCATGTTGCGGATCTTCGCGCGGAAGGCGGCGTTGAGCGAGCGCTGCGTGTCGCGCATCTTCAACGTCGGGCAGGTACCGTAGAAGCGCTCGCCCCGCTTCTCGTAGCTGGTGGCGTGGTAGGGGCGCGGCGTGACGAAAGCCGAGCCGCTCACCTTCACCATCAGCGTGCGATAGCCGGCGACGACGATGCGCGCCTCGTAGTAGTCCTCGGCGTCGAGCGAGAACCCGTAGGGGCGCAGCTCATCGCCTGACACGATGCCGTGATGCTCGACCCCGACGATGGACTCGTCCTCGGTCCACAGTCCGAGCGGGCTCGTCAGCTCCGGGTTGTAGCTCGTGTTCTCCACGAGCCAGTTGCGCGAGCGATCGGCGTAGGCGTACATCAGGTTGTCGATCGACTCGGTGATCCAGAACTTCTGCCCGCGCGCGCGGCGCAGATCGCGCTTGGTCATCGAAATGCGCTCGCACACGAATGTCCCGCGCTGCGTGTCGGGGCTGTCGGGCGAGGGTTTCAGGTCGAACGGAGACACGCGGTAGGCGTCGATCTCGGCCGTTTTCTTCACCGTCTGGCTGTTGCCCGACCACACGATGCGCGGCCTCGATGTGAGCACCGGGCCTTTGATGATGGCGATGGGGTAGGTGACCAGATCGTAGAACAGCTGGTGGTTCAACGTGCCCATCCCGAGCTGTATCGACTGATCGCGCATGAGCCGATTCATGTTCTTCGCCGCTTTACGCGCTTCGGCCATCGAGAGCTGGCGCGCCGTCTCCTTCAACTGCTTCGCCTTCTCCTCGAGATCGCCGGGGTAGTGCGAGATCATCTGCCCGAAGGTGAGATCGGCGAGCTGGGGCGGCATCCGCGCCAGGGCTTGCGCGCCCACGATCGGATTGCCGCCGGTTGCAGCCGACACGATCTCGAACTTCAGATCGCGCAACGCCTTCTGGCGCAGCCGCGCGGGGAGCTCGGGCAGGGGCGTGGGCTCGGCGATCCACGGCATCTGGATCACGGAGGCCAACATATCGCGCAGCCACGCCTCCGCGGCCATGCACTTCATGTTGGTCGCGGGGATGAAAATGTCGATGCCACCGAGGAGCTCGGCGTCGGCGGCCTCGTACACGCCGCGGCGCTGGCGATCGCACATCGCCATCGACTGCTCGATCGAGTAGTTGTCGATCGTTTCGGACTGCGACCAGCGCACCGCATCCCACCAGCGGCGCACCACGAGATCGGCGAGCGGGTCGTAGTGGCCCGCGCTCGAGCTCGGGCTGGACGCGATGACGGTTTTCTCATCGGCGCGAACGCTCAGCGCTTCGTTGGAGGGTTGGTTCTGCATCTAGGCTACGCCCATAGCACGCGCTTCTGCGGCATCGGCTGGGCAACGCGCTCGCGGCCATCACGGAAGTGAAGGGCCAGGTATTGCAGGCCGTCGTGGATGTCGGCGTAGTCGTTTTTCTCCGGCATGGGCCGGTGCGCGACGATCAACCCGCTCGAGTCGAGCTTCTTGTAGTGGTACTTGCCGCGGAAGCCCTCGACAACCATCTTGCAGCTCGGGTCGATCGCCATCGCGCCACGCCGCTGCAGCATGTAGACGACCGCGCCCATGCGCACGTTGAAGCGGTTGGTCGAGGCGAGCTGCGCGGTGAAGCCGCGCGCGGTCAGCAGTTGCAGCGCCGTCTTGCCGCCCGCGCCCAAGCGGGGGTTCGACGGGTCGAGCGAGCAGACGATGGGGTTGCGCGGGAAATGCTGTTGCACGAAGGGGATGAAGGCGGCCTCGATGAACTCGTCGAAGGGGATGTCCTTCACGTGGAGCTCGCGCAAAAGGTTCACACGCCCGCCCGCCATCTGTCCGAACACCGCGCCCGGGTGCAGGCCCGATGTGTCGATCCCGACGGCTACGGTGAGCGCGTCGTGGATCTCGAGCGGCTTCGCCGCGACCAGCTCCTCGTGCCAGTAGCCCTCGTACACGGGTTTGCCCGTGACGAGCGTGCCGTACAAGCCCATCACCATCGTGCGGATGAAGGTGTCGGTGGCGCCCGGGATCATGTCCAGCCAGTAGTCGTAGCCCGCGTTCTGGATGCGCGCGTAGGTCGCGGCCGGGTTCGGGGTGTAGAGCTTTTTATCCGCCAGGAACACCCCGGGCGGGCCGTGGTAGATGAGGGGCGGG